AATGATGAAAAAAATACTAATGGTGTCGATAATGTTACCATAAATCAATTTAATAATGATGAAAAAAATACTAATAGCGTCGATAATGTTACCATAAATCAATTTAATAATGATGACAAAAATACTAATAGCGTCGATAATGTTACCATAAATCAATTTAATAATGATGAAAAAAATACTAATGGTGTCGATAATGTTACCATAAATCAATTTAATAATGATGAAAAAAATACTAATAGCGTCGATAATGTTACCATAAATCAATTTAATAATGATGACAAAAATACTAATAGCGTCGATAATGTTACCATAAATCAAATCAACGATGATAATTTTTCGGATCAAGGTATCAAAATGATAGATATATCAAACACAATGAATAAAAAAGGTAATGCTCGAACATATTTTAATGAAGTTATGCCAAATATTCAAAAGAGACTAGAAGAATATAAAACATACAAAAATAAAAAAAAACAAAATAATAATATAGAAATAAATAGATTAACATCAGATGATAATAGAGATGTTATAAATGAATTATTGAGATAATTTTATGTGTCAGAAACATTATATTATATTATTATATATATAATATAATGATGTTAAAACACCCGGTTGTAGTGTCAATAATAGCAGGTATTTTTACATTTTTTTCTTGTGATTATATAATAAAACCACGTAAAAAAACAAAAAAAAACAAAAACCAATATAAAAAAGTATTGGAAAGAAAAATAATAATATCATTGATCGTTATGTTATTAATATGGTTTGTACTGTCATATTGTAATAACGATACAACTAACATAAAAAAAATATCAGATATAATTAATAATAATATAAATGAACAATTGTCACAAACAGGTGGAAATATATCATCTAAAATTTTAGATCAAGGTATAAATATCCCACAAGATGGTATAGTTATACCTGAAGTATTTATAGATTATGTTTAATACTATGTAATAATTTTTATTATATATGATATACTATGAATATTGAATCACATACTGGTGATAAACTTCCCATACAAGAATTTACACTCGATGAAATGTGTGATAATCCTTCTATTATAATGATTGCTAAACGAGGTTCTGGAAAATCTTGGATTACAAAATCTCTGATATACAAATATAAAAAAATACCAGTTGGTATAATTATATCACCTACTGAAAAAGATAATCCGTTTTTTTCTGAGTTTTTCCCAGACACATTCATATTTTATAAATACGAATCGAATATTTTAAAGAAACTGTTGATACGGCAAAAATTAGTTCTTAAAAAAGCGCGAGAGAAACAATTATTGGGTAAATATATAGACGCTCGTGCGATTGTTGTAATGGATGATTGTTTGGCTTCTAAAGGGACATGGGCAAAAGATCCTCTCGTTTCTGAACTTCTTTTTAATGGTAGACATAGACAAATTACATATATATTAACCATGCAATACCCATTAGGTATAACTCCAGAATTACGATCTAATTTTGATTATGTATTTTTATTAGCTGAAGACTATGTGTCTAATTTAAAACGTATATATGAACATTACGCTGGAATGTTTCCCGATTTTAATTCTTTTAGACAAGTTTTTAGACAATTAACAGAAGATTTCGGTTCAATGGTTATTAAAAATAGAGGCGCAAGAACAAATATGTTTGATAAAATAGCATTTTATAAAGCACCTAATCTTACAAACAAAGAATTAAAATTTGGATGTTCGCAATTTAGAAAATATCATAAAAAAAACTTTAATGATAAATGGGAAAATGAAGCGTTTGAATTAGATTACGAAGAATTCATGCTAGATAAGAAAAAAAGTAAAGGAAGAATAAATATTAAAAAAGTTTATAAAGAGTGATTGTTTATTTTCGTTTTCTAAATATGATTATTCCTGAAAATAGCAAACTTGATGATAATAACATTAATAAAAATAAAATTCCCCATATAATCATAATAATATTATCTGGTTTAGAATTATCGAATACAGAACCACCGGTATCAGAACCATCGGTATCGGTTCCACCGGTATCGGATCCACCGGTAGCAGAACCATCAATAGCAGAACCACCGGTAGCAGAACCACCAGTATCAGAACTACTGGTATTAGAATCATTGGTATCGGTACCAATTGAAACAGGTATAGTTGTTGAAACATATGCCGGGGATGTTGTTTGTTGTTTTTCTTCTTCCAGAAGTTTTATAGAATTATCAACTTCTTGTATACATGATTGTGTTATGTCAGACGCATTGCCATGTATACCTATCGTATTTGCGCAACATTGGACTACTCCAGCAGAATCATTTGTAGCAAGTAAATTATAAGATTTTATATCGGGAACAGGTTCGGCAAAATTTGGTTTAGGGTTAGTAAGTTGCCATATTTCTAACTCACTGTCGACAGCGGATTCTCTTCTATAACACTTTCCACCATGTCGTCTCCAGTCTTTTTTGGGACATTTACCTTTTTTTACTTCATTTCTTAATTCTATAGCACGTAAGCGTTGACGGTGTTCCCAATCCTCTAATTTCTTGGCGTCTGCTTCATTTCTCCGTACCCATTCATTATATGAAGCAGTATACAAAGAAGTTAAATGATTATTATAATTTATAATTTCTTGATTATTCAATATATTAGTACTATAACAATTTGCAGCATCCCGACATGCTTTTAATTCAGTTAATTCATCATCATCGTCTTCTGATATACTTATATTACATTCTTGGATATTTGGCGTCGGCATATATGAATCACCTGTATTTTGTTTTAGATTACCACCCGGTGTATCCTTTATATATAATGTTTTACCGTTTTGTGTTTTTTTGTTATACCAACTTTCTTTTAATATACAATTGTCGTTATCGATTGTATATCCTTTACAATTTGGGTTTTTTTCGCAATATTCTTCACATTTTTGAACTTCTATTTTACCCTTGTTTTCAATTTCATTACCTGGTGCATCTGTATTCCTATTAATTTCATATTTAGATTTCCAGGCATGTTTTCTATCATTCATAAATAAAACAGAATCATTATCATTCATTTTATCATTTTCATCTATTCTATCATATAACGTACACATGTCTCCTTTTAGTGTTGAACCAACACATACAGGATTATAATTACACATAACTCTACATACCTCTGGTTTGTTAGTTGTATCAAAATAACGTGATGATTGTTTAGGTAGCGTAGATGTATCGACCGTTTGTATGATATTATTCGTATTTATACTTGTTTTATTATCAATTGTTTTAAATCCATCTATTGTATATAGGTAACCATCGCCCCCGGTTCTTATATTACCTTTATGATAATCCCATTCTTTGAATAAGTTACATTTGTTATTCTGTGACAAGTAGGCACTTTTACAATTAGATGTATTTCTACAATAATTTCTACATTTACGCCGTTTATCTTTTTTATTACCTCCTTTAAATTGTTTCACTGGTGCTATAGGTTGCCCCGTTGGACTCCACCGTTCGACATTCGGTATTAGTTCTTCTAGATTTGACATTATATATATATATATATAAATTAAAATTGATTAATAAAGAATTGATTAATATTTTCACGCTTACGTAACATCATGTTATCTATGCTATTAATCCATGGACTTGGTTGTGAAAACATAGTTCTAAATATATCCGTAACATATGCTGGTGATTCTTGTTCTTCATCTAATGTACGCGGTATATATCTATATATAATTTTATTTGGTGGGCATTTTTTTTCTGTTTTAACTAAGTCAATTGTTATAAAAAGGATACCTATAAATATAAATAGTATTAAAATATTTTTAATCATAAGATATACTATATTTATATGATATATATTTTATTTATATATATCATATAACGGTGAACATTTTATAAAGTAAATTAAATATGCTGTTATATTTTGCAGCGGTAGTATTTAAGATGACTCTAATAAAAAGTTTTTTAAATAATTAATTATTTTTACGTTGTGCCATTAATTGTTTAATTCTATCTATGTTTCTATCAACTGTTTCTAATTTTGCCAGATTGTTTTCAACTTCTTTTGAATTTTTTGACACAATCTCGAGTTTGTTGCTCAAATTATCAGGTATTTTATTAGTTTTTTGTTTTTCTGCCAATTTTTTTCTCATTCTATCTTTCATAGCCTCCAATTTACTTTTACTGCCATGTGGTACCTGCTTATGTGTATTTGTATTTTTTTGTTGGCGTTTCTTATCAACAATCTCTTGTGCAGCACCTTCTTTTTTCTTCTCATTCATCATATCCTTTCTACCCCTGTTGTTTTTATCTGCTAATTGTTTTGTTCTTCCTGCAAGTTCATTTATTTTTGCCATGCGTTGTTTTGCCTGTGCATCAAGAATTTGCTGATGTTGCGGGTTTGATGTTTTTTCCTGCTCGACTTTATCACTGTTTGGATCACAGGGTAACCATTTACCGGTTTCACCTACAAAAATCTTAAAATAGGCGTCTTGTTGTTCAAGTTTGGCTGCGTATTTTTCTGCTTCTTCTAATGTAGCAAAAGCACCTCGAAATTTTACTGCACGTGTATTACAGTTCATTATACCTTCCGGCGACATAAACGATAGTAAACAATATCTTTGCCCTGGAATGTCATCGTCCTCATCTAAATGATCCGCGTCAATAACAGTATAATTGTTTTTATTTACCATTTCTTGTTCTTGCACATCATATGTGGATTGTCCAAATGTGACATCACTTATGTCTTTTAATTCATAATCGTGGGTACTCATTTAATAATTCTTATAATAAATGTTGTTTAACTAGTTTATATATGATTGTTGTATATTTTGTAGAGAGATACATGGATAGTAATTATACACAAACATAAAACATATCGTATTTATAATTAATATCTGTAAATAAACATATTCAGTTACTGTATTTCTCAAAATAAATTTAAGAATTATATAGTTAATAATGATAAATATCAACACCTTAATAATTTTGTCTAGTTTACTTGTATTATACATTATAATAGATAACTGTAAATTATTTATTATAGATAACTGAAAATTACTTATATTTTTTAAGTAAAAGAATTTATACATGATCCTGCATGATATTTCCATCCTAAATCCAAACATATTTTTTTCCATATTTTTTCTTGTTCTTTTAATTTTGTTTCACTTTTTAATATTTTAAAATATGAAGCATAATCCGGTTTACCTATTGTCATAAATATTTTATGTAATACAAAAGTATATTTTAAAAAATTATTTCTATTTGATGGTTTATATTTTTTTTCATATACATCATTCGCAACCATAAACATTTTTAATATTAAATCATATTCACTTTGTGTTAATACTTTGGGTGGTGTATTTGTTAATTTATTGTATATATACATAATATATTCATAATAATTACTTTTTTTATGTTTTTTTAACATACGTTCCAAGAATTTTATCGTAATATTCTTTTTTGTCAACCCATGTTTATTTATTTCCATTTCTAATATAATAAATATTTCATTTGGTATATTAATATTACCTTTACATAAAAACTGATTTAATTTTTCTATACAATGACCTATTCTTCTGTATGGGTATTTTGGTTTTTCATTAAATACATCGCCATATGATGGAATATCGATATCGGTTGATATATTTTCAGATTCCCCACATATAAGACATGTTGATATAGATTCTGAAAATATCACAACCTTATCTGTTTTGCATTTTTCACATTTGCGTATTGGATTTAATTTTGATTTCAAACATGCATAATCTTTATCTATCATTATTAGGTATTCATTTTGTAATGTCGCTTTACAATAACTATTATCTTGTTCTTCATTTTTAGTATGATTATTTAAAAGATAACTCATAATGTTTTTTTGTGGTTTTATAATATTTTTTTTATTTCTTCTTTTAATTGGTTTTTTTATTTTGCGTTTTCTATTAGCAGTCGTTAATGTAGATAATTCATTACTTATTTGAATTTTACTACTAGAATTCGTAATGGATTTAATGTTATTACTCGTAATACATTCTTCATTAAATTTATCATATAACCCCACGTTTGTTAAAGCATAATAATCATATATAACATCTCCTATCTTACTGTAATATTCTAATTCATCATTATTTTTTGATATATTATTTATATCTTCTTCTAATAGAGATATTCTTTTTTTTGTTTTATTGAGATGTTTTAAATATTCAATATCGTGATTAATTGGGATATTCTTTTTATTCTCTTGTAAATTTGCAAGTTCTTCTTTTAAGTTTCTTAGTTCTGTCATTTTTTTAGGTATGTCTATTTTATTTTGTTTGAATTTACTAAGACGTGTTCTATGTAGTTCATCTATAGTTGTTATATTTTCTTTAAATTTATGTTTATCTGGTTTATACCTATACTCTACCGTCATAACTACAAATAAGATATGATACTTATAATAACGTTTATGGCCTTTAAGTTTTAAAAATAGACGTTAATTTAGATATCACGCGTTTATGTGTAATATAGATTGCGTTTTTAGTATATAATACAGATATCATAAATAATACTATTTAGATATAAAAGTATTATATGTAATTATTTTAATCGTGTTTTTTATAAGTTATAATATTTATTGAAATATAGATTATAACTAATCCAAATATTAATTTAATATAAAAAATAGTTTTTCTACCGTCATAATATATATAACCCGATGGCTGGTGGAATTATAAGTTTAGTCGCAAATGGCGCACAAGATGTTTACCTTACAGGAAATCCGCAAATTACTTACTTTAAAGTTATCTATAGAAGATATACCAACTTTGCTTTGGAAACTATTGAACATGCAATTGATTCTGCACGTCCAGGAGGTAGATACTCTGTTCAAGTACAAAGAAATGGTGACCTTGCTACAAGCACCGCTCTAAGAGTAAGAGTCCCTGCTGTCACATCTAATGTTCTTGGAAATGGAACCGAACGTGTTGCTTGGGTAAGAAGACTTGGGCATGCTCTTATTAGAGAAGTACAAGTTAAAATTGGTGGTATGTACATTGACAAACATGTTGGTGTATGGCTTGATATTTTTTGGGAACTTACACATTCCGAATCTGAAGAAAGAGGATATAGAGCTCTTATCGGTGATGTTGAAGAAATGACTGCTCTTAGAGGAAAAGAACTCTTTGATAATACTACCGAAATCCTTCTACCGGAATACACCCTATATGTACCTTTTCAATTTTGGTTTTGCAGAAACTACGGTTTAGCTCTTCCATTAATTGCCCTTCAATACCACGAAGTCAGAATTGACCTTGAACTCGAGGATGCTGCTAAACTTATGTGCTGGACAGGCACCGCTGCTCCTAACCTTAGCAACTTTACGTTTAGAGATGCTGGTATTATGATCGACTATGTGTATCTTGAATCTGGTGAAAGACGTAAATACGCTCAACTTGGACATGAATACCTTATTGAACAAGTACAATTTTCTGGTACTGAAACTGTTAACCTCAACGCCAGTTCTACCTCCAATAACCAAAAATTCAAACTTAACTACAATCATCCAACTAAAGAACTTATATGGGCAATGAGAGTAGGTGCATTCAATGGTGAAGCAAATAGTTCATCCTTTTCCGGAGGCAGAGGCAGATTCTTGTGTTATACTCATGACGATTCTGCTTGGAATACTACCGCTTTAGATGATGCCGCTAGAAACCTTGCGGAAGGTTGTGTGTTTGTCAACCCTGTCGGACTTTCTGGTGTAACCGCAAATATCAACGGTCAATCAGCCCATTCATGTAGTAATCTTACTAATAGTGGATATAATGATGGACATAGAGTTGTTGTTGAACTTAGAAACAATAATGTTAGTGATCTTACCGGGGGTATCGAAGCAATTAACGAAACTGGTATTACCGTATACTGTTATGACACTTTATTTTCAAGTGTTGACTTTTCACTTCTCGGAAATAATAATGGTGTTGAATTATCTGATATGCTTGACCACGCTAGAGTTGTCGTATCTCATACTGATGGTAACCCTAATTCCATCTCTATTGAATGCGTTGATGTCAGACACAGACTCACTCTTACTGACCTTTCGGTTCCAGTAGAAGATTTTGCGGTCGATTACAGATCTGCTGATTCTAGACGTTATTGTGTTCACAAAGATGTAACTGTTACCCAACCACATAATTATGGTCTCAGACTTGATGGTGTCGGTAATCCCGTTCATTCTGCTAATCTCCAACTCAATGGACACGACCGATTTAAGATGCAAGAAGGATCTTACTTTAACTACTATCAAACTTGCAATCACCATACTAGAACTCCTGCCGATGGTGTCAATGTATACTCCTTTGCATTACATCCTGAAAAACATCAACCTTCTGGTACCACCAACCTTTCCCGTATCGACAGTGCTATCCTTAATCTTAACTTCTCCGATAGTCTTAGACAAAATAACAGACTTAAACTCGATATTGCCCGTGATACTATGTTATACATCTTTGCATTTTCTTACAATGTCTTACGTGTTATGTCTGGTATGGCAGGTCTTGCTTACAGCAATTAAGTTATCTCATTATAATATTTGCTATGAAAATATATGTTTATTTAACATTTAATTTTTAATAAATTTATTAAAAATTAATACTATTCACATATTATTTATAGGTATAAAACTAGCACTTTCTTTTTTAATTTTTTCTTTAATAACCTGATGTATATTATCAACTATATTATATTCTTGTTGGTTTAATTTATAGTGATTAAACCATATTATGTTAGTATCCGGAACAATTTCTTTATAAATACTGTTATTTGGATACCACGTGTGAACATCTAATAATTTAGTACATCTAACATTATATATATTTTTATTACTGTGCCATCTCGGCAATTCTTTTATTTCTGTATTT